TGTGTATCTAAAATTATTTTCTTCACAAACAGAAATAAGTTTTGCAACCAAATTGTCTTGGCCTTTATTAAAAGACGCTGTGACTTGATTCTTAATTAAATCCTCAAAGCCACCATCTCTCAACCAAGAGAAAGCTTCTTGAGTTCTAGACTCTGGTATTCTTGCAGCATAAAAAGGTTTTACTTCGACTTTACTACCATCTGATAAAACAAGTGCATTGACTCCTGCTTCTTGCATAAGTTCAGGTACTTTTCTTTCAACATAGTCTCTTAGTCTTTTCTTCTTTTTTGCTAATTGCTCTTCGTCTAGTTCGATTTGATTTTCTAATCTTTTCATTTCATTACAAGCATCTGTAATAGATTTCACAGACGACTGCTGAACTTCTAAATTAGAAAACTTTTCGATATCCATATCTTGATTCAGACAATACTTTTTATCATTGAAAACGCAAGTATAAAATTATATAAGATATAAGATGTGGAAATACCCGTATAAAACCACCCCCTATGAACATCAAAGGGAGGCATTGAACTTATCTGCGAATCAAACCAATTACGCTTATTTTATGGAAATGGGTACTGGTAAAACAAAAACTACTATTGATAATATAGGATACCTCTACCTTAAAAAACAATTAAAAGCTGCATTAATTATTGCACCTAAATCTGTATATTCTGTTTGGAAAAAAGAATTAAACGTACATCTACCCGGTATGATTAAATATTCATGTCATTTATGGAAACAAATTACTAAAAAAGATCTTAAATTATTTGATAAATATGATGGTTTAAAATTCTTTATGATAAATGTTGAAGCTTTATCAACTAAAAATGGGTTAAAGGCTTGTGAGGAGTTTTTGAGGGATCACCCAAATAATATTACAATAATTGATGAATCGACAACAATAAAAAACCCAAAAGCAAAACGAACAAAGAACATTTTACGATTAAGATACCTAGCGAAAGTACGCCGTATATTAACAGGATCACCAGTAACAAAATCTCCATTGGATCTTTATACACAATGTGCCTTCTTAGATCCACGATTATTAGGTTACAAAAGTTATTATGCTTTTCGTAATAGGTTTTGTATATTTGATGAGGTTTATGTTGCACAAGGAGAGACAATTAACGTTCCAGTTGGCTATCAACATTTGTCTGAATTAGAACAAAAGCTAAAAGAATTTTCTTTTAGAGTAACAAAGGATGAGTGTTTAGATATACCTGATAAAATATACCAAATTAGATATGTTAAACTTGAAGGTGAACAAAAACGTGCTTATGAAAGTTTGAGAATAAGAGCTATGGCTTTGCTAGAGGAGAGCACAATTTCAGTACATAATAAATTAACAGAATTACTAAGGTTACATCAGTTAGCAAATGGTCATTGTAAAGATGATTCAGGAGGTATGTTACAATTTGAAAACCCTAAACTTAAAGCTATGCTAGAAATATTAGAAGAGACAGATCAAAAGGTTATAATATGGGCTACTTACATACATAATATTAATGAGATAAACAAAGCACTTTCTGAAAAATATGGCAATGATGCTGTCGTTTCTATGTATGGTGCCACCTCTGTAGATGATAGAAATTTAGCTGTTGAAAGATTTCAAAACGATTCTAAATGTAGATTTTTTGTTGCTAACCCAGTAACTGGTGGATATGGATTAACATTAACGTCAGCAAAATATGTTATTTATTACTCCAACAATTACAACTTAGAAGTTAGAAGACAATCAGAAGATCGAGCACATAGAATCGGTCAAACTAAAAACGTTGTATACATTGATATCATGGCAGAAAATACAATAGATGATAAGATTGTCGTTGCCTTAAAAAATAAAATTGAACTATCTGCTAAAACTTTAGGAGATAATCCACAAAAATGGTTGATTTAACCTTTTTTAGTTATTTTATTAAATTTTTCTAATCTATGTAAGAATTTGTCTGAGTATTCGCTCAAATCAGCCTCAGAGAGCTTGAATTCTTGATATTGTAGTCCTCGGGTAGCAATAGAGATTACACCCTGCTCTACGGGCCCGTAATGCGTTTTATGGGCTAAATAATAGGCACCTAACTGATGTTTATAATCATCCACCCACTCCTCTAATTTTGGCCTATTTGCTTGCTTAAAATCAACAATAGTTGGTTTTTCTCCTACTAATGCAACTAAATCTGTAGTTCCTGCATATTCTTGATTATATGCTAATGATACTTCATTACCCCAAACCTCTGTGATCGCAAGGTTTTCTTTTATTATTTCTGCCATTTTTCTAGGTAACTCTCCAAAATCAGTAGCATTAAAATACTTCTCATTGTTATAATAATATTCTAAAACTTTGTGCATCTCAGTGCCTACACTTGATGCATTTTTCATTATACGATTAGCCTCTTCGTTACCTAATCTTCTTCTCCAATCCTCTAAACCCTTACTATTTTTTGTTGCACTTAATATGGTTGTAACGCTTGGCACTGGTGTCTCATCTACAAGATATTTTCTTCCTGTCTCCGATTGGAATCTATTATGTTTTTTATATTGATATTTTTTATTGATTCGGACCACTAATACTAAGTAGCTAATAAATTAACTAAAGTCAAAATAATTGCACCCATACCACCTACTAATGCAACAAAAAACCAATTAACTTTTTGTCTTACATCATCAAGGCCTTTGTGCATGTGATCTTGTTGTTTTTTCAGGCCTGAAATGTGACCATACAAAGCAATGATATGTTCTCCTGTAGTCTTAGGTTCTTTACCGTTAGCCACGTTCTCTCCTTTGAGCTGCTGCTATACTCGTTGTATCAAATGGAAATAAAGTTTGTATTTGTTCTGCTGTTTGTTGTCCGGTGACCGGTGTTTGTGGTGTCTGTGAAACAGGTTGTAATTCAAGATCACCTGTTACAGCTTGTCTGTCTGCATCTTCATCTCTTGCGACTTCATCAACAATAGTCTGCTCTTCATTTTGAATTGTGCTTTGTATTACTGATGCCATTTCATTATCAAGATCCACGTTTCCTGAAGTATTTGTAAATTGTTGTGTAAACATGGATTCAATAGTTTCTTTTGGTAAAGTTTTATCATCGTATCTTGGTTGTGGAACACTATAATCTAAACTTAAAAGTCTATTTGTAATATCCTCTTGATTAATTTCATCTGGTTTTACCGTTGGGATATCTTTGTCTTCTTCATTTAAATAATTTAATAGTCTTGCAAAGGCTTCACGTTTTTGTGTAAGACCAAGTCTTGTAATTCTAGGATTGATAGATCTACCTGTAAAGTAATCTCTTCCAGGAAATAAAGCTCTAGGTGTGCCTCTTCCTATTTTTTCACCTCTTAATAATTTAATTTGTTCTTCAGGTAACAAAGCATCATTCATATATCTTAATGCAACAGGATCAGAAAGAATCTGTCCTGCTCTTCTTGCTAATAAAATTAAAACAGCTGGTGCTAATGGGTTAGCCATGAAAGATCCACCCATAACTAAACCACCTATAATACCTCTACCACCTGAAAGAGTTAATCTTCTTTGTAGAAACGTAGAAGTGTCTGACAAAGGCACATCTGAAATTGCTTTCATATAATTTGTAAAACCAAAAAATTCATTAGCTCCATCTTTTCCAAGAAGTTGTGTCATCTTCGCTCGACCCAATTCTTCAGTTGCCTCACCAATACCAAGTTTATTTAAAAACTTATTAATATTAAACTGAGCAAAATCATTAGGACTAAATCTAATATCTTTCACGTCATATATACCATTATCTTTTACAACTTTAGATATTGAAAAATCACCTAGATCTTCTCTTCCTTGTCTTGTTAGAATCTCCATAGAGTCTTGCATGTATTGACCTGGTAACATTTCATCAGCTACGTTTTTAAAAATAGATTGTGCTTGTGGTGCTGTAGCAGAATCAAATGAGTCTAAAAAAGTATTAAACAAATATCTTGCTTTTGCAGCTTTTAATAATGCTTTACCACCTTCTGTTGCTTTGATCCCTAATTCTGCTGAACCTTCAGCTCCAATCAATTTTGCAAACTGTTCTAAAGCTTTAGGGGAGTTACTTTGAAATACATCTCTTTCTAATGTTTCAAATAATTGATCTCTAAATACTGCCTCTCTGCCATAAAAGCCTTGTAAAGATTGTGATGTAAACGCAGATCTGTCAAATTTTTTAATTATCTGTGGAACCTTGGCTCTTTGATAAAAACCTAAAATAGATGAATATGTTTTGTTTGCATCTAATAATTTGTCTCTTAGTTTTTCAGCACCTTGAATTGATTTATTTATATATTGATCAGCTAAATCTTGACCACTTTGTTTTGCTATTGCGTCATAAGTTGCTTTAATACCTTCGTCTCCTAATAAAGCAGCTTTATTTATATTGGAACCAAAAGCAGCAAAATCGTTTTCTAATGCCTCTCTCATTATAAACATTTCTCTCTTTAATGTTTGATAACCTGTGCCCTCTATAGCTCTGTTTAACATTGTCATGACACCTTTGTATTGTTTTGGAGATATCGCACTGTCCTCTATAGCTACCATAGCTTTCATAAATGTATTAATTGGGTCTGATGCATTTGTTAAAATTTTATCTATATCTTTTAGTGGAGCATCACCAAAGTCTTCTATGTATCGTACAAAACCAGGATACTCAGCTTTAAATCTTTCTAAAAATTCTTTTGCAGCAGCTTGTGATTTTTTTAATTTAATTATTGATGGATTACCTACTGCATCTGATAAAGCATCAAAAGCACCATACTTAGATGCAATTAGATCTACATTATCTTGAAAAACTTTATTTACTTGTTTGTAAACTGACGATGACAACACACTTGTTTTCATTAAGGGTGCATAAGTTGTTACATCATTTAAAAATACTTTACCTGCTGCTTGTTCAGCACCTTGCAAAGCATCTCTTCCAATTGCAGAAACAAATGGAAATACACCAACTGTTTTAAAATATGTCTTACCAATATTACCTAAAGGTCCAACATCTTGTTTCATTGCTGATAATAAAGGTATAGGTAACCCCTTATCTCTTGCAAATGTAGCTAATTCTTTTTGCTCTTTACCAACTGTGCCAAATAATTTTCTACCTAGTTTACCAAGTGGTCCAAATATAAAAGGTGTTAAAGCTGCAGCTCCTGCATTCCAATACAATGCATTCTTCATGGCAACACCAGCATTAGTTAAAGTATTTCTATCTACTTCACCTGAAGGTATTTCAGATAAATCATCTCCTAAAGCAGATGCTACTTGTGTTCCAGCTGTTTCATTTAACAAATCGTAAGTAACTGCACCAGCTCCAGCTCCTGCAGTTCCACCTAACACTGAATAAACTTCTGCTCTACCCAAAGGGCTTTGTAAAACTTTACCTGGCACATCACCTACTCTTGCTAATAATTTTAAAGCACCACCAAATAATTTAAATCTGCCTGGAAGTCTATCTGCAACTTTGGTGGCTGATTGCAAAAATTTACCTGGTCCTTTTTGCCAAAGGTTACCACTTTTCGCAGCACCAAAAATTTGTTTACGCATTGCAACGTAAGAATATAAACTTCCACCAATATCTCCAACTAATTCATAAGTGGGTTGACCCACACCTGTGCTAGCTTTTAATGGATCTTTTAAAAATGTTTTTTCATCAGCGATATCAGATGCAACTTTATCTCTCTCAGCTTGTATCATACCTGTAGTAGGACCTTTTAAATCACCACGTTGTATTAAGGTATCAATTATATCTCTTTGTTTTTTTGTTAGTTCTGATGGAACTAATGTTCTGTCATCTAACTGTTTCTGTAATTGTTCTAAAGTAGCCATTAATACTCCTTTAATAAATCTTTTGTAGTCTTATCAGCGTATGGGTTTGCAATTCTTGGGGCTTGTTCAGTGGTAGTAATACCATATCTCTTTCTATAGTTATCAATTGTTCTGTTATCACCACCAAAGGCATTTATGTAATCAAACTCTGCTGCTTGTATATCTTTAATCAAGGTATTATTGACCGCTTCTAATGCTTCAATAACAGATTTTTCACCTCTTAATAATGGGAATACATTTACAAGTTTAGCTGCCATTTGAATATCTTTTTGTGTTAATCTATCTTTAGATTTTAAAGAGTTAGCTAAAGCGTAAGTTAAAATTGTTTCGTTGATGGCTAATTGTTCAAGATCAGCACCAGTGCCTTTGAAAGCACCTAATTGTTTTAATGTTTTCTTCAGATAAGAATCACCTTTGCCAAATTGTTCTTCAAAAACTTTTTTAGCAGTTTTCTCATCTACATCATTATCTTTCATGTATTGTTGTATGTATTGATCTTTTAACTCTTTTATTTTAGCTTTACCTTCTTCTCTTCCTAAGAACCCAATACCAAAATCATTTAATGCATCACCCAAACGTTTACTAAATAAATTTATTCTTCCAACTGGACCTCCAGTTACATCATCAGTTTTTAAAATATTAATAGAAGATAATCCTATCTGATATGCTTTATACTTACCTGATAAATCTCTAATTGTTTTGTCTCTTTCTGATTGTCCTTTTGAGTGTTCTATAAATTTGTTTACTGCGTTTGCAGGAACCGGTTGAAAAATCTCTCTACCAAATTGATCAAACTGACCTGTTGCTACACCAAATGTTCCATTTTCATATTGCACACCTACAATATTTCTTGCTTGGTTGTTTGCATCTTGTACTTGAATGACACCAAATTGTTTTATTTTAGGTAATTTACTTGCTTGGTTTCTTGATTTGTTTTCTTCACTAACTAGTTCTAGTGCATCACCCATTAAATTATTTTCTAATTCATTTTCTTTTAATTTCATTGTTGCATAATTTGTAGTTGCTGGACCTATGGCATTTCCAAAAACTTCTAAAGCTCCGCCCACACCTTGTTTTCTAGTTGTACCAGTTAATAGACCTTGAGCTAAATTTGCTAAAAATACTAATTTTGCGTTTGATGTTTGACCTTGCATTAATTCTTCTTTTATTAGTCTAGCCTTTGCAATAGATTTTTTAAAATTATCATCTAAAGCATTTGTATCTTGTTGTAAATTCACATCTGTTTGACCTGCACTTTTTTTCTTATCAGGTTCTTGAACTGGTGCAGCTGGTTTAGAGGCTATCTCACCTATTTTTAAGGGTGTTGGACCTTTTGTTAAATTATTTAAATTACCTATTGTGCTTCCTGGCACTTGTGCATTGTTTGATGCTACTTTTGTTATATCAATAACGTCTGTTTTGTTTTTACCTGTGCCTAGTTCTTCTTTACCTGTAGCAACTAAAGCGTCTGCTTTAACATTACCAGTTAAAGCTACTTCTGATCCTTCACCTGCTGCTGCTTTAGCTAAAGCTTTTTGTTCTTCTCTTTGTTTTTTTATAGCTCCTCTACCTCTTGGTTTAGTTGGATCTAAGGGTTGAAACAAACGTGTGGTATCAATATTCGCAATTGGTTCACCACCCAAGCCAGTTATTTGACCAAACGTAGTTCCGTAAGGATCACTTTCTTCTAAACCAATAAAAGATCGTGGGTTATCTTTTCTTATTTTATCAGCTAATAAACCTAAACCTTTAAGTCCTAAATATCCTGCACCAATGATTCTTCCAGGTGGAGTCGCTCCAGCAAAACCAGCAGCAACATTTATTCCTGTAGCAACTGGACCAGTAACTCCAAGTTTATTTAATATATCACTTGATAATTGATATGTACCAATTCCTCCTAATAAGGGACGTATACCAAATTGACCTTTTAAAAATCTACCAGTTCTTTGCATCGCAGGTCTAATATTTCTTCCAAAAAATCCTTGTTGATTGATAGCCAATGGAAAGTTTCTAGCCATCTGTCCTGTAGTGTTAACGGTTGGAGGACCTACCATTACGCCTCTCTGTGCATGTATTGGTTTCAATACACCTTTTTTCAAAGCTTGTTGTCTAAACAAAGGTCTGTTTAATACATCATTTAATGCCATGTTACCTCTGTTGGTTGTTGCCAAAACCTTGGAAAGCTGTAAATGCTCCTAAGCCTGCTCCAATAGATTGAGCTAATGGACTTGTGGCCGGTTGCGTAGCTGCCGTGATCGTTGATTGTGATTTTGGTCCTGCTGCATAAATGTTTGATAAAAATTCTGCTCTTTGGAACGGTTCGAAAGCTTGTTGTAATTGTGATTGTCTAGCTGCGTCTAAAGTTTGTTGAGCAAGTTGTCTTTGTAAACCACCTGCACCTAATAATTGTTGAATGTCACCTTGTTGTTGTCTTTGTAAAGCCACACCTAAATTACCCAAAGTTTGTTGTTGTTGCTGAGCTGCTCTTAAGGCTGTATCAAAACCTTGAGCTTGTGCTAAACCAACTTGTCCTAATCTTGCTCTCTCTAGTTCTGCTTGTGCTATACCTTCTCTACCACCACCAAAAGCTCCTGATCTAACTGCTTGTGCTGATAACCTATTTTGAGCTTGAGCTGCTTGTCTATTTATTTCATCTATAACTTGTGCTTGAAATGGATTTTGAAACTGTGAAATGTTAGGTGTTTGAGCAGCTAATAATTGTGCTAATCCTGCACCGGTTTGTCCTGCCTGTGTAAATCCAGTTTGTTCTAATTGTGAAAATGGAGCAACACCTATTGAAGGAATTGATACTGGTTGTCCGGCTGCAGCTCTTGCCAGATCCATTAATTCTATTTTTCTTTCCTCTATTCCAGGAGCCTCTCTGATTACTGATGTAGTAAATGTATTTCCACCTGATGGTGCTGGAGCTCCAGAAGAACCTCCACCAAATATACTTTTAACTATTGATCCCATTATAAATTTCTCTCCATTTGTACGTGTCTAATTTTCCAACCCCATTTTTTTGATACTCTTGCCCAACCTGGTCTGCACCAAAAAGATAGTTTTTTACAACCATTCATTTTAGCAAACTCACTTACCTTTGAAACTAGTTTGTCTTCCCATAAAAATCTTTTTTTTCCAGTAGCGATGATAGCTTCAAGCTGACTGTAATTTGGTAATGCTGCTATTCTTGTGACCATGAGTGCAAATACTTGATTTAATTCTTCCTCATCACTACCAAAAGCTAAGAATAATTGTGCTTCATCTTTTTTAAGTAAATCTTTAATATGATGTGCGGATGCAAAGCCACCTGAATAATGTAAAGATTCAGTAACCATAAATTCACACAATGGCCAGAACTTATCAATATATTGTGGTTCAACAGATAAGATATCTACTTGTGGTTTAATTAGCTTTTGCTTTTGCATCTCTACTTCCTTTTAATAAATCAAAAACTCTTTTGTATCGTTTTTGTTGTTCATAGAAGTATGAGGCACCTTTTTCACGCATGTCTTTGAAACTCTCTGGATTCGCACCTGCTATGATTCCTGCTCCTAATACTCCATCTGCTCTTGTTACAAACTCTCCGTCTGCTAGTTGAGCTAACATTGTATCTTTGTCTTTGTCTCCTGTGCCAGATCCGTCTTCGACGTATCCTTGTGCTCTAACATAATTGTTAGAATCATTTTCATCATGAGTAACTTTACTCGGTAAAAAATTTATACCACCTTGATTATATTTTGGTATTGAGGCTAAGCCTCCTGTATTAAAAGTATTTTTAGATAATTCTATTGGTCCCGCTGTATATAGTGGGTCTCTACCAGCTTCAGGTATATAAGGTTGATCAAAAGTTTTTTCTTCTCCTGTTATAGGGTCTATATATTTAAATCCACCTCTTTGTTTTTGTAACTCAGCGACTCCTAAATTATAAGTTGGTGTATAAACATCTATTGGTTTTGGTTCAAACGCACCACCTAAATATGTGCCAGCTGCTATTGCTGCTGCAACTTTACTTGGACTAAATTCCATTTCTTTTGTATCTACACCATCTACGAATCTTTTTCTTCTGAATAATTTATTAAAAATATCCATTACGCCATCTGGATTGTTAACATTATTCATATTTCTATTATTAACAAGATTTGGTCCTGCAACATTTGCCATGTTTCTAAATTGCATTGGAGTTGCAATATCTCCTGTACCAGCCATGACTGGCATACGACCCATTGTGCCGCCTGTAATCATATTAGGATCACCGCCACCCATAGGTGTGCCAGATAAAGCTGGAAAAGAAGCTCCTAAAGATTGCACTGCAGGTATTTGTGTAAATGGTGTAAAACCTGCTCGCTCAACACCAGGAACCACTCTACCACCTTGGTATCCAAGATAAGCACCTGTCGCCCCTGCCAATAATCTCTGAAGACCTGATCCACCAGCATCTTTAGATGCCTTATAACCTTTATATCCTCCGTAAGCAGCTAGTGCATAGGGTAAAAATGCTAGTGGGTTTGCCATAAATTCATGTATTCCTTAAAATTAGCTAATCTATAAATATTACCATTTTAGAATTCTTTAATCAACTCATCAGCAAAGCATGCTGTATATTGGTGTTCGCCAACATGTGATATGTAATCATTGACCAAACAATAGCATTTGCCACCAATATCTCTCCACCTCTTACAGAACGCAAAATCCTCACCTAAGTAAGTCTTTGTCTTAGGATCGTGTAAAGTATCAAAAAAATTATAAAAATATTTGACCCTCTCATTTTTACCATTGATAACATTGTCCTGAACAATTTCAAAATTAGGATATTTTTTTATCATTTTCTCAAAGACTGATCTCTTAATCATCATAAAACCTGTGGGTGAGTGGGTCACCTCTATCGCCCCATCTTTTACTTCTATACTTTCTGCATTGGCTACTTTGAATGGATATCTATAAAATGCTTTATATTTTAAATCATCTACTGTTTTTATTTTATTATTTTTAATCATATATAAAGCTTTATCCCAACACATGTCTTTCAAAGCATATGGTACAGATATAACATCTTTTTTTGCGTCTAATAATCTAAAAGCACTTTCAGGTTTAAATCCTATATCAGAATCTATAAATAATAAATGACTCATACCACTACGTAAAAAAGCAGATACACATAAATTTCTACCTTGTGTAACTAATGATGATTTATATAATTGAAATACTATTTTTGTTTTTTTCTTTATAGCTAGTTTTTGCAATTCTAATAAAGACTGAGTGTAATGTATGCTCACTTCTGAATGAACAGGTGTTGCAACGAACAAACTATTTTTATTTAATTTCTCTTCATTGTCATCTTTATTAAACCAAAGAGGTTTAGAATTTGGATCGTTTTTCATGTAATAATCCTTCTAAAAAATTAGTCCATTCTCCTTTTCTTCTCTCCCAAGAATAAAACTTATTATAAAATTGTTGTTGGCTTTTTAAAAATTGTGGCACTGAACCTTTATATAAATAAGCATTTACTTCATCAATAGAAAAAGCAAATAATTGAGCTAATTGTTTATAATCTTCGGTATAATTTATATATACAGGCCACTCAGAACAAGTTTCAAATAGTGCACCGTAATTAGTGGTAATCATATGTAAACCTGCAGCTAATGATTCAATAGCAGAGATACAAGATGTTTCTTCCCATATGCTTGGGAAACAAAACACATCATAGTTTTGTAATCTTTTTCTTATCTCATCGTTACTTACATATCCTATGTAATTTACATTAGGTAAAGATTTAGCTTGATTATACAATTCTTTATATTGATCATCATTTGCAGACTTAAACTGATCTCCATATATTTGCGTACTTGAGTATACATCTAATTGTACATCTTTACTTTTTATTAATTGCATGGCCCCTAATAAAACATTGAGACCTCTCCAGGGTGTTGAATGATAAATCATTTTTAATTTACCATTTTTTTTAAATTTTTTTTCTGGAAACGATTCGACAGCATTTTTAATTACTGTGCATTTCTTTGTTGGAATTTTAAATCTCATTCTAAATTTTTCATAACACCAATGCGAATTAAAAACATAGTAATCATATTTGTTATGATTATCTTTATTAGAAAACCAATTAATTAAATTTGGTTGATCGTATGAGTTTTGTTGCCAAAGTATATTGATTTTATCTAAGCTTAATGGAATCTTCTCAGGCACAGAGGTTGTAATTAGAAAGTTATCCAATAAATTGTTATCTACGTACTTATGTAACAATTCGTATTGAATCTCAGTCCCTCCTAGAGGATTCATTTAGTATCGCTTTTGCCACCAATTGAAGCTGGAGTAATTATAAGATCTTGTTGAAAATCTGCTGCAGTCGTATCTGTATTTGGGTCTGCAACATCAGCATCAAACTCTGCTTTATCTTTATAATTTTTTCCAGTTCTCTTATTCTTAATTTTTTCTACTGCGTGTGCTGGTATTCTTTTTATTTCCATATTATCTCCCTTGGCCTCTATAGCCGTGTTTCTTATTACTTCTTTTTTTATGTTTATTCAATCTTTTTGTATGCCTTCCTGGTCTTTTTTTTGGTGTTCTTTTTTTATAATTATTAACACCAAATTTAGGTTTCTTCTTAGCCATTCTCTTGTGACCTATCAATTTGAGCGTAACTTATAACTCCTTGGATTTCATTTGCAGTGCCTGCTGTCATCTTTAATGAGTCTCCTTCTTCAAGCACTAGAGTTTGATTTATAATATCAACAACCTCATTTGCTGGTATAGCTTTGTTTCTTATTCTAAAAGTGGATGAAGCAGAACTATCTGTTAACTGCACTGATAGATTGACCGGTGACCCTGATGCGTTATCAACTTGTATTTGTTTTACTAAGCATCTAGCAGATGATGGTGACGTTAATATAGTTGTTGTGTCTGTAGTTGTTAAATTTATTCCTGCATTTTTGTATTGTATTGTCATGCTATAAACCAGTTAAAAGTTGATTGTTCATTTTTTAAATCTTGCTGATAAGAAGTATTTAGTTGTTGCTTAACAGTATCTAAAGATTGTAGCACCTGTCTTTGATTCTCAGGTTGATAAGTCTCTTTAGGTTCTGGAATGTATGCCGTAATTTTTGCCATTATCTTCTACCATCTGGTTGTACGTCAGCCCTAAACGTTCCATATCTCCAAGACTGTCCCGTACTTGTGTTTTCTATTTTTAAACTAGCTGCTCTTCCTCTAGCTCTCGTATCAATTTTTTGAGTAGATGACGAAATGGTAAAAGGACCTAGAGGTGAGGATGCTGCCGTGTCTACAGGAAAATCTTTTAAATTAATAGTGATTTGAGCGTTACCCGTAATTCTTTTAAAATCCGGTATGAATCTTCTTATCTTAGTAAAAAATTCACCATTACCATCTAAGGCTAATTGAAAGTCACCTGATTGTACGTTAGCTAAAATAGCAGTTGTTCCTGAACTGTTAACTTGATCAACTCCTTTTTCATGTTCATAAAATGTGGTAGCACCGTTTGCATTTGTTGCACCTATTATTGTTGGAAAGGTTGGCACTCCAGTAGACGAAAATTCAGTTGCGTACGGGTGATCAAAAAGTTGAGCATCGTAATAAGTTGTTCTTGCTAATGATCCTGTTGTCCATGTATTTTCGGTATAATTAAATGTAACGCTTCTATCAATGTGATCAGATCCTGATTTAGGATAATACCAAGTTACCTCACCAAATAAGGTATTGTACCCAGCGTATACTTTTTTAGCTTGGTCAAATTTTATTCCTAAATCACCAGTATTATTTGTTGTGAACACAAAGTCTTCAACAGAACAAGGTAAACTTTTTACTGTGCCATCATAAACAAAAAATCCACCTGAGTCAGCCATCCAATAAACAACACCATCTGCATAAACAAGAGCATGTTTTCCAATCAAACCACAATTAGATCCAACTTTTCTTATTGAAAAAGTAAATGGTGGTCCAACAAATTGTGAAATATAAGCAGCAGTATCTGTTAAAATAAAAATGTAATCTTTACCTTTTACTGCTCCTCTTATTTCTGTGCCATCATCTAGTTGAAAAGTTCCAGCGGTATTTGTAGAAGTAGGTGCATAATCTGCAATATCTTCTTGATCGGAGAAACGTATGAACATTTTATCCTGAGTCCCTGCAGAGCCTATTGTTGTTTCAGTGCCTAAATGAAATAAATGTCTATCTTGATCTGATACGATTGTCATTACTGATGCTGTTGGGTTTCCTGTAGCTACAGCAGCTCTAGTTTGTGGAGCGTTTGAGTTTGCGTTGATTGGCTCCCAAGTAAAAGTTTTACCATCTAAAATTGTTGCTACTAAATTTTGTCCAAAGTTGTCTAAAGACCAGTCAGCAGAAGGTAGAACAACGGTACTAGCTGAAGATGCCTGTCCCCAACCCACAAAGTTTGCTGTGTCCTCAACTATAGATCCATTTGAGTGTGCTGATCTTGTGGACCCGCTTGCACCTCTGGTAATACCCGTTAGATCATTAGATGACTTGCCGGTGTACGTTATCAACTCACCACCTACTAATATTGTTCCAGTTGTTGGAAATAAGGATGCATCAGCTAAAGTAATATTTGTAGCTGAACCGTTGTTACCTTGAGCGTCGTCTGCAAGTGAACCATTAAGAGTTGATGATATAGCTCCTGCTAAACTACCACTCCACAAACCAGTACCATAACCAAAACCAAACGTTTGATTAAGTGCCCCTGGTCTTACATATGGATTTATTGATGCAGACCCAGATGCAGATGCAGTTCCAGTTGCGGTCGAACTCATAGTTATAGTGAATGAGTTTATGTCTGGAACGGTTACAACTTGAAATGTACCACTAAAGTCAGCAGAAACAAAACCAGTTGGTGCTGATGAAATAGTAAATGTAAATAAGTCTCCAACGTTTAAACCATGTGAGGTCAAATTTACAGTAACAGTGGCAGAACCGCTTGAAGTATTGAAAGTTGCTCCTGTTAATGTTGTATCTAAAGGTGTAATATCGTAGAAAGCTTCAGAGTAATAAAGTATTAAGGCTTTGTGAGTTCCTATTACAACGTATCTACGACCGTCTAAATCTGTCCATTGATGTTGTGCTCTTGCAGCTCCTACTAATGTACTTGCAGTAAGTTGCTCCCAACCACCAATTTTTTCAGGTAGACCATATCTAAATCTTACATTATCCCCATCAATATACTGCCCCTCGGCAGCTGTAGGAGTAATCTGTTTGTTGAATCCTGGTCTTATATTAACAAAACTTAAAGGCATAGTTTATTATAATATATAAGACTTGCCAAATCTACTTGTCTGCTTTTAACTGTTTTATTCTATATTTTAAACCATCTATGGTGGTGTGCATCCAACCACAATCTCTTGGTTTAATTTGTTTTTTAAACCATTTAATGGTTAGTCTTAGTGCTGCTATCTGTTTTTTATTTGTCATTCTTCTTCTTTTTTTCTAAAAATAAAGCCATTGTAAATCTATAAGCTGGGCCTATAAAAGATTGTGGTCTTATGGTATGTGGCTCGTCTTCAAACAAGATAAATCTACCGGGTACGAAAGAGGACGTAAAATTTATATCTTTCATGTTTTCTTTGTAGAAAATAGTTTCACCAGCCCAGTTGTGTTGCCATTCCATATTTATATAATACAAAATGGATATTACGCCATCTAAATGTGAATGTGTATAATAATGATCGTTAGGTTTTACTGCATTAATGTTACAAGAAGCAAAGTCATTCATTGTATATGAATTAAAATGTTTAGATTTTTTTAAAGCTTCTTTTACGTAAGGAACAATCTTACTGTTCTCTAAATCTTCATAGCTCCACGGAGAATGCAGGTCGTGTTTGTTGACTAACTCTAAGTCGTTTCTATCATTCCATCCAACAATTTTATACCTTGAATTTACTGCAAAAGAATAAATAAAGTTTCTTATCTTCATAGGTATAAGATCGTCAAAAACTTCAATAGCCATAATTAATTCTAATATACTATCTAATAGTTATGTCAATATTATTTAGGTATTATGATATTCCAATCTAAATCATCCATTAAATCATCAAAATACAGTGTTTTTAATTTTTTTATTTTTAAGTATTTATGTAATTCTTTAATGTCAAATACAACCCAATATTTATCAGTTTCAAAAACCATTTTATCAGCTTTAGTTTTTAAAG